GAGACAGCATATTCATTTTATCGTCCTCGGCCCAGTTGTACGTGCACTTGCGGTTGAGACGCTCGAAAATGTTTATTTCGCGAAGCACAGCGTTGCTGGGGTTATCGGCGTCTTTTGCATTCAGGATGAATGACTGTGTGTACAGTGTCTTGAAATACTTACGATAAGACGTATTTCCATATTCAAGAGGATTGTGTGAAAACCTCTTAGTAACGCTTTGCCAGAAAGCTGTAGAAAAATTTGTCTGAGTCACCGTGTCAGGAATCAGACGTGTATCCTTGATTTGGATAATGTCGATCTGGTATCGACCTGGGAGCTGAGTGGCTCCATAGAAGAGTAGTTTAGCGCTAAACCACGAAAGCGTATCCTGACCAAGAGGGTATTGGCATGGAATTGTCGATGCGCTGCCGCTGTCCTCCACTGACCATGTAGACGTTTGTGACCAAACGAGGGTACCTGTGTCCAAGGGTGAACTAAAGGTAGGTATCCATCCTGCATTGGCATTTGTTACGTTGCCCGCAACGACGTTGGGGCAAGCATTAATCTCCCATAAATGGCACGGAACGGTCAAGACGCCCGTGGTCGCTGAAGGCGATACGTTGTTGAGTGGCACTGCCCCTGACGTACCAGCGAAAGCGCTGTAGTTACGTACGTGATATATAGTGGCGCTCTTGTTCTGGTTCAGAAGTTTCCAAGCGGCCTTTAGGTTTTGCTTTGGCTTACGGCCAAGGACCACAGTCTGTCGTGTGTATTCCGCGTTCGCGTTATCGGTTTCCTTTGTGTTGCGACGACGTGTGATGGTGGCGCTACCACCGCGCAGGCGGGTAGCGGCTCTCGGAATGGATTTCGTGGACGAGCGCTTTTTGAAGGCGCTTTTAGCTTTTGAAGCAACGACGCCAGCCAGTGCGCCAGCGACTGCAGAGGAGATCTTCGATGATGCTGAGCGTCTTCCATATCCCATTGTTTATAAAGTAACAAAAGATTTTTTTTCACTCGTAAATGCGTTCCTCCAATGGGTCCTCGTTCTTTACGAAACATTTGTTGATGTCGAATTTCAGTAACTCCTTGTTCTCACTGATTGTCCAGATCTTCCAACGATCGAGCGATAACAGCTCTAGGTCTGGAAGGATGTTCGTAAAGACCCAAATCACAGGGCTGTCGATCCACCACTTCTGGTACTTGTATCGAAGGTCGTAAAGTTTGCCATTCTTGATTTGTTCAATGGCCGAGTAGACTCCGAATAACTTTTCCTTAGACATAGCCCTCGGCATGTCGATGAACACCGGTGAAGGCTTTCGCATGTTTGATTTTACGCAGATGTCGCACATTGATGCTACGAGTTTCTCTGCGTCGTTTACTGGGGGTAAAGATATACCGTTTCTGAATAACTCCATGCAGTTTGCGATCGTTGACTTGCCGATGTTTCCCTTTGGGCAATATATGATGTTGATCGTGCGGGGGTCCCACACATCGGCGCTCTCGTATATCTTTTGTTGGTAAGGGTACAGGTTCTCCATTATCGTCTTAAACTGACGTGGTACGTAAACCTCTTCGTCCTTGTCGGACCAGGGGCCTGCTATGCGAGTATCCTCTTTTGTTTGATAGCAGAAATCCCCTGACCTGTACACCTCACATGACGTTGGTTCGAAGTAATTTGGAAATGGTATTTTAATCTCAATTTTTTTCCAAAGTAACATCACTTCTGATTTTCTTGCTTTCTTGATCAAGGAGAGGCGACCCTGATAATGACGATAACCCGTCTGGGTGCCCTGCTCAAGTTGGAAGACGAAATTTTTGGCAACTCGCTTCAACTCGTTAACTATAGCGTGCTCCTGGAGACCCTCCGCACTCATTCGAAAATCCCAACGCGCCACTTGTGATTGTGAAGTTGTCATTGTTCATTGGTGACCAAAGCCTAACTTTTTTGCCGGCGGCTACGCCTGGAAGAACGCGGCAAAAAGTTAGGCGTCTAGCTTCGCTCCGTCCTATATTCTTATTAACTTAAGGGCCTGGAGCATGTGGAGCATTTCTCAATTTTTCTCTGGCTAGTCGCAGATGTGTGAAAAAATTAAGTGGATCACTAGAGGGCTCACCCCTCTAGTCTCATACGTTGTGTTCGATTGTTTATAAAAGACTTTCATCGACACGTATGAGCATGGTTATAACTTCGTTGGTTGTCGTGGTTTCTGTATCGACGAAAGTCAATTAGAAACAAACGAACAACAGCCACGTATGAGACTAGAGGGGTTCGCCTCCTAGGTCTCTGTGGCTTATAGGGGAAAGTTAATGTTCTTCCCCCTTTTACTGACTGAGGTTCTCGTGTTTAGTGCGGAGCACCATATCATAGCTTGGCATGATCGTTTGGCTGAAAGCCGTTGAATTACGGGCCTGGGCCCGTATCATCAAGTAGAGACGACCCCTTGGGTGTACCTGTGTTTTCATGACAGTGTCAGTGTTGAGTTGGCCGTCCTGAGACAGCATATTCATTTTATCGTCCTCGGCCCAGTTGTACGTGCACTTGCGGTTGAGACGCTCGAAAATGTTTATTTCGCGAAGCACAGCGTTGCTGGGGTTATCGGCGTCTTTTGCATT